TAATTTTTATAGTAAAAGTTCCAAAATCTTTTGGTTCAATACTATAATAATAATACGCATATCCTAAATTTTGTGAATCAAGAATACCCATAGATGTTGCTAAATCTGATATTATGGTATTATTTTTAAAAACACTAATACTTCCTCCAGCCGGAACCCTAATTTCAACAACAGCATTTTTAGGATCAAAAGCTGTTATAATCATAATATTACCTCCAACATATAATTACTGGAATTGTAAATATATCAATTGGAACTTCAGTTGCATATAAATAAATTCCACCATTATAGCTATCAACTGTTGGAGCATATACACCAGCCATAGCCTATGTAGTATTAAAAATAACCTCTGGAATCATTGTACTTGTAACACCAGAAAGTGTTAAAGCTTTTTTATATCCAAAATTAGTATAAGTAGTGTCTGCAACAAATCCTGCAGAAAAACTATAAATTACAGTAATAGTATCAGAATTTACAGCTGTACCAGAAAATGTAATTCCATAATCTTCTAAATCAACAGTAGTAGTATTTAATGCCCAAGAAGAACCATTATAAATAAATACATATGTCCCACCTGCTGTAATCTAAGATGACCATAAAGTCTAATTAATAGCAATATTACTAATGTTGGAACTCGTAGTAGTTGCAGATGCAATATATGAGCCTACTGGTACATCATAAAAACTCAATTTTTTAGCTTCAACATCATTGCGTAATTTATCACGTAAATTTTGTCCATATAATGTTTGAGCTACAACTGGTACCGTTGTACCAATAAATTCTTCTGTTCCCCAATCATTTACAATATAAACTGGACTTGTTGTTATAGTATAAATTACTGGTGTATCTAGTACATAATAAATATAATTACTATCATATTCATAAGGTACATCCATAGCCTAAACTATTTCTAAATTAGCGGCGCTATAACTATATCTACCAATACGTTTTATATATTTTCCACCGTCTAAATCTAATCTATCAGCTACATTTCCAATCGCGGGCATGCCATATGAAGCCAGCGGCAATGTAACAGTAGATCCATTAAGTGTACCATTTGTTGGAAAAGTAATTGTACTAGGTGCAGTATAAGCTTCATAATTTTCATCAGCTACACCGCTCCACTTAGGATGAATACATATATTACTTGTATTACTTACAACAACAACTACATATCCATCTTCATCAAAAGGTATAGATGCTACAGTAGATGTAACATTTTTATTCGTCTATATAACTTCACTTGTTTCCTGTGGAATTTCTGCGCACCAGCCGATATCTGTAATATAACCACCAGAACTATAAGCAACATAACCATTTGTTACGCCGCCAACTGCTTTGCAATAACAAACATAACTCGTATCCTAAGTACTAGTAATATATCCATTAGAAACAGTCATATTACTAAGTGTCATTGTACTTGAATTACATTGATTAAAACCTGTAGCACTAAAAGACGTTGGTTTAGGAATACTAATAGTCCCAAGATTACCTTTTGTATAATTTACAGTTATCGAACTATTTGGCGTTGCTGCACTATAACTAATTGTTACTGTATCATTTTCTTCTGGTGTTCCTATTATAGCAATACCATAATTGGGTAACATAACTTCAGTACTATTTAAAGTCCATTTTTCTCCATCATAAACAAATATATAAGTACCAGTAGTAGTAATATTTGTTTCCCAAGTAGCTTTATTTACTGTAGCCGAAGTAAGCGCGCCGCTCACAGAAGCTGATACAGTACTTCCGTGTACGCCAGTTACAGATACTCCATATGTATCTAATAATGGAGACCATGTGCCAGTACTTGCGGTATATGTAAAATTATAGGTTCCAGATGCAGATCCATACGCACTCGCACGCCAAGTAGCAGCATCTACAGAAGCAATTAATCCATTAGTCGCAGATATAGAAATTATTTCTTGTTGACGACCACTAATTTCCATATTACCTTCAATATATAATAATCGTGCTTCACCCGAGGCAAGACTTACATCGCCACCAGATGTACGATAAATATACGTACCATAAGAAGTCTATTCATCGGGAGATGTAAGATTATCTGCAGTAGCTACATTAGTAATTGCAATATTACCACTTGCATCTGGAACAATGGAGTTAACACTGCGAACGAATTTTTCTTTAATTTTTGTATAAAAGTAGGATAAACCTGCTTGATCTAAAAAACTCATGTTTAATCTCTCCATTTATTTATTATGATGGAATATAAAGTAAGCGACCATCATAGTTTATATAAGACTAAGCCACATTATAAAAAGTTGACGAAAAAACGCCTGGTGTCCTTACATAACATACATCATAATATTGATTTGATGTATTTGAAGTATAATAATATGCGGAAACACTACAATAATATTGACTTCTGTCTGTTATTTCTGCACTTGTTTTTGTTGGTAAGAAAATAGCTGGATTAATTGGATCATACCCAAGCTCGGTAATTAATAATGCGCCGCCTTCACTAAGGGCAAGTGCATTTGCATTATATGATAGTGTAGTATATTTAGATACGTCACTATCAGAATAATTAGATTGAACATTACAAATACGATATTCACCAATTACGGTCTTACCAGTGGTAATACCGTCTAGGAACATAATAGTATTTCCCCATAGATTTTCAATCCCTCGCCATATTACAGCATGTAATTTATCATTACTTTCAGTGCCTGTTAAATTGGGAATACTATCACAAGCTCCACACATACGATATGCTGTTAACACAGTATAATCTGATTCATCATAACTACCCTCACCAATAGCGTCTGCTAAATAATTTGTAGCAAATTCAACAAGCATTAATATAGCAATAGCACTATATGTTGTAATATCTAATAAGCCCCAACCAGTACCTTTTGCTGTAATTTTTGTTCGCCACGTTGCACGTTTATAATCAGACCATGATTTGGTACCACTTATATAATCATTAGGAGCAAAAGGATAAACGCCACTCTATGAAGCCATTCCAGCACTAGTTTCATATGCACCAACATAAATATAATCCTATGTAGTGTTATTATGCTAAAATGCGGGATGTAATAAAAAACCCTCGACTTTTCGTTCAGTAATTTTTATTGTTTCAATACCATTATTGTCAATAGTTCTTTTAAACCAAAATTTTGGAATTTTTACCATTACATCATTACCAATATTTTCTCTTACAATATCTTTATAAATAGGTTTATTATCAAAACTACTATAACCTGGTACCCCTCCTAAAGAAGCAGTTGCAGTATATCCAACAGCATCATCTGTACGAGTCCATACTGGAGATGAATTATTCGAATCACGTGTAATACCAAAAATTAATGGTATTGTTACTGACACATTTAATATCTATCCTCTAGCTATATGTACTGTTTCAGTTACAGTATAACTATTTTTAGTACAAGCAATTTCCCATGTACCATCAGGAACAGAAAAAGTATAAAAACCAGAAGTGTTAGGAGCAGTTATTGTATTTATTCCATTTGTTATAGAACAGGTTCCTCCATTACTATAGGTTACATTAATTTTAGCGTCATCAAAAGATGTGGAGGTAGAACTTGAACAATTCGTATATCCTTTCATTTTCTCACCTCTTATACTGTAATAATTTTATTTTTTGTGGTATATTTTGTATTAACTGATGGTTCTCCAGTAAAAGTTCCGCCAGTACCAGAAAACATAGAATATAATGCACTTGTACCAACTTCAGTAATACTTCCTGTAGCAGGAATTGTGTATAAATATTGATATTCAGATACTTCTCTACTTGTAGATAAAGCAATCGCAGTATCACTCTTGAACATTCTTTCATAACAAGATGTAGGCAAGGTTATCGCAGGCAATTCGGGTAATGTCAAAAGTCCCGTACATTCTTCAAACATAGCTTTATAACAACTATTTCCCAAATTTGTTGCAGGCAAAGCTGGTGCGACTACTAATTTAGGTACCTTATTAAACATCGAACCATATGTATAATCACCAATTGAAGTAGCCGGTAATTTGGGTGAAGTCATTAATGAATCTTGCGCGCGAAACATATATCGACAAACATGACCAGGTAAAGTGGTATAAGGAATGATAAGCTCATGTGCATATTGTAAAGCAGTACCGTGATTATTTGTATCATGGCCAAATAAATAACAAAATGCACCAGCAGAAATTGAAGGTAGTGCTCCATTAGCAATAGTCTACCAATCTAAAAGTGTAGCAATATTTCCTTTTACACTAATATTAGAACCAGCAAGATGCCATCCTTTTTCTCCAACTGAACCACTTGTTCCTGTAAGAGTTGTATTTCCAGTACCACGTAAATATAATACATATTTATCATGAAATGCACCGGCTGTTAATACCGTTAATTCATCCCATTCTGTCCATGTTTCTCCATTAGTAGAATACTCAAGAGTACCATCTTTTCCCGCAACTGTTCCATCACCAGGAGTTAAGGTAAAAGTTGAAGGACTTTCAAGAATCAAGAATTTGCCAAGAATAAGTTTCGTAGATTGCCCATAATCAACTGTTACACTATCTTTATATTCAAATATACCATCAGAACATACAGCTTCCCATGTGCCGTAATCAACATGAAATGTATATGAAGTTCCGCCGCTTGGCGCAGTGATTTCTCGTGTATTTTGTCGAAGTATACAAGAATATCCTTGAGGATATTCAATCGTGATAGCACAGGTGTTTATATTACTTATTGCCTTTGTGCCAGAGGCACTATTTGTATGTCCTTTCATGTTGTTATTACTCCTTTAAGACCATAAATATAGTATGGAACTGCATAATCATTATTTGCATTACCTGCCCAATACCCACCTTCGAAATTAATACCATCATTTGATACAGTCGCCAAACGGTTACCAATGTTATTTGCAGTAACACTAGCAGGAAACAAACCACCTCGAGTGTTTTTTAATATTATTGAATCATATAAATACCAAGTGGTAGTATTACCACTAATTGGAAAAGAGCGCGCAAAAATTATAACCGCTTCATAGTCATTTAAATTAATAGATATGGTCTATGCAGCAAATGCGGTTGTTGGACTTGCATTAGTCCATACAAGTGTCATTTTAAAAGCAGAATTCTAAATAGTTGTAATATCATCTTCAATACTATCAATATTATCTTCAATACTATCAATAGTATCTTCAATATTATCAATATGATCTTCAATACTTGCAATTTCATCTGCAATATTCAAACTTCCAGCAGAGTCTAATGCAACACCACGTATCCAACATACAATAGATGGTATTGTTATACTAGTACTAGGTTGCTCTTTTGCATAAATATATATACCACCATTATAACTTAATACAGTTGGTGCAAATAATCCACTCACAGCATCTACTGTATCAAATACAACTTCTGGATACATAGAAGCTGTAACTCCCGTAAGTGTTACTGCCGCGCGAAATGAAAAATCAATATAAGTAGTATCAGGTACAAAAGCTGTATTATTAACTACCACATCTGTAAACTACAATTTTCGATCAAGAGCAAGTTCGTTACCAAGACTTACTTGATCCCAATGCGCAGGAATCCATTGTTCACCACCGACAGGAATTGCAGTATTGCATTTATAAAGTAAGCCATTATGTAAACAATAAGAACCAACAATATATGAAATAGATGAATTATAAGGAGAAGCAACTGTAGCATTTGCTGGATAAGTAGCATCTGCTAGTGTCTTTATATTAGAAGTGAGAAGTATTGCGCCATCTTCATCAAGTACTTTAGTTTCATTATTTGGCATAAAATCACCTCACTTATAAATTTTAAATTCTTCTTCAGTCATCATGGTGATGCCTCAACGATAATAAAGTCTAACTGTAGCATTTCCAATTTGGCTGCTACCATCGACATAAAACTCAGATAGCTTCACCTTTGTCAAATCCGAAGAAAACAGGAACAAAGCATCGCAACGAGAGCCGGGATTCCATCCTGTGAAAAATCTTCTCGCTACATTGTTGGATGTCATAACCTCTGGTCTTGGGATATAAACAGTCAAAGAATAATCCCATTCTCCGTTTGTGTATTGTGTCGCTATTAATATCTCGTTATAATTGGTTGGAAGCGTTATATCAACATTTCCAGCTTTGCTATCCCACAAAGTCCAAGCAAGAAGATCCGACAAGTCTGCCCATTCCGTTGCGTAATCAACAGCCGAAGATTTTACCAGAACATTCCCGGCATTACCGCCAGACGGAACACCAACACCGCCCGCGGGCAGCCCAATCCACTCATTACCATCTTTTACTTTTAATTGACTCATTCAATTGCACCCCAACCTTGTGGATAAACTTCGGGTGAATAAATATTTCCATCAATTAAACTTTCATACACAGGCCCATCTTTATCTGGATAATGAACTTTATCACCAATATTATACGCATCATGCGCTCCTGTAGGCTGTGACCAAACTGGAATGCCATCATCTGCAATACCAATTGCACTCCATAAAGAAGGAGAAATATCTGGTGTCCAATCTTCTTGTGAAGTATGCGCTTGTACACAACGATAAAGTTGAGGATCACCAACCTCATTTTCACCATATGAGCAAATCTCTTGCGCGATATATGCTTTATTCGCGGCCCATGCTTCATAAACAGTCGCAACTATCATTGCTTCTTCATCACTTAAAGAACGAATGAAAAATTGTAAAGCTTTGCGCATTTGCTCTGCATTCTATAATTTATTCCTCATCTTCTTCTACCCCCAAAAGAACATTTAGCACTTCATCTGCAGTCGGCTCAGGTTCCGGCGCGGGCGGGACTGGAAGAGGATCATATATATAATCTCCATTTTCATAACGATATTCATAAAGATTGCCATCTGGAAGATAATTTACACGCGGCTGTGACGCCGGTGCGTATTGATCATATGTTGCGGATAAAATCCGATTTTCTTCATTTAAATTTAATGCATATATCATGATGTCTGCACCCCCTTAATGCCGTATATTTTATATGGAACACCATAAGCATTAGTAGTAGCATTATTCCATATATTATCTTGAAACGAAACTCCTGTAGTTGAAGTTGTAAATTTACGTGTTCCAAGTCGATTAGTACCAGAAGAACCGTAAACCATAATTATTGGATTACCGTCATTAATACTGGCTAAATACGTTATAAAACCATATACGTTATCCGTTGGTGTATTTGAAATAGTTGAAATCTATACTAATATCATATTATAATTACTTAAATCAATTGATATTGTTTGTGCTGCAAATGAACTTGCAGGACTTGCATTTGTCCATAGCAGTTCCCACTTTGGCATTGCTTCAACATCATCAGCATCCAAAACTACTGTCCCACTCTTATTATTTACAGAATTTACAACCGAGACACCTTCTTCATCAGTATCAAACCACAATTGTACTTTAGGATTACTTGGAGCAGATGTACCTACATAAATAAGATTACCACGTAATTCATTCAATTCATCGCTGACACAAATCTCATTCCAATGACTACTATCCCATACTTCACCACTTGGAATAGCTGTATTACATTTATAAAGCAGAGTACTTTTTATACAATAATCACCAATATCATATGAAGAAGTAGCATTATACACATCAGCAACCGCAACTGCTGCAGAATATGTAGCATCAGAAACCGCCCGTAAATTACTTGCAAGCTCTTCTATTTGATTTAAATCTAATTCTGACATAATTTACTCCTTAAGCAGTACGCTTCCATACATATACAACAAGATATGGCGGCATATTGTTATGTGCTCCATTTCCACCAGCATCCTAAATTGCCCATTCTCCATCATTTGCTGTACCTTTAGTACCAGGATCAATTGTCCATTGACTACCACTACCAACAACCGCTCGATAATAAACACCATGCCTATGCGCAGGCATTTCATTTATTGTAAGAGTATGGGTAGCCTCACCACCGGTATCACCTGCTAAATAAGTAGAACCGGCAGCCAATAAAAATTTATCTTCAATCTATAGCCATGTGCCACCGAATAATGTAGCGGGGCTAGTACTATTAACTGATAAAAAAATACTACCAACCGGATATACTAAATTTAGTAAATTATTAGATATATAACTACTTATTCCAGTACTTATTTCACTATCAAAGTAACCTTTAATTTCATTTGTAAGTGTTGTTACACCATTTTCATCAACATAAGCCATCCTTTTACCTCCATCCTGCCGATACAGCGGCTTCAATTGAATTATCAGTCATTGTACTACTTACAGACCAACCAGCCGCGACAGAACTCCAAATTGCAGCTACAAGCGAAGGAGTCGTGCTTCCCCATCCAGACGCGGCCGCCGCGTAGATTTCTTCTGCATTCATTGTATCATATGCCGCGCTGCCAGTGGGAATTGCACTAATTGCAGCCACAAATTCGGTGGGGTAAGCTAAAGCAGCTGATGTACCACCTTTTGCGCGAATTGCATCCGCGACCAAAGTGAGTTCAATATCTGTAGTTAAATATTCTGCCATTAAAAACTTACCCCCGCCGCATTAGATAAAGTTGCCGCAGCCCAAGCGCCGCTTACAACTCTTAAAATTTTCCCATCATCTGAAGATGTAACAGCCGGTAAACCAGTCTATGCATTAGTTATAGTAAGAACTCCATTATTATAACTGCTAGATAGTCCAGTACTAACATTAATTTTTGTAGAAGCTTCTCGCGTAGTAACGCTCCACCCAGAAGTTTTATCTAATTTATAAATAAAAACCTAATCACCCTACTATGTCACGCTATGGCTGCTGACAGAACGGTAGTACTGAAACTCCACGCTTGTCGGTGTAGCGGAATTGACATATGCCATGAACGCCATACGCGTCTAAGCGCCAGTACCAGGGTTACTGTTACTAGAAGCTCTACAATATATTACAGCATTATTATTATATGCATTAATAAAATCAGTCCATGTAGATGAACCATATGATAAAATCACCATACGTTTATCAGCTACCCATGCTGTCCCATTATATGCAAGTACTGCGTCCGTAGTTGCAGATGAAGGTGCGGCAATCGCTCCAACATCTGCAGCAGCAAGAGTTATAACACCAGTCTAACTATTAACACTTTGAACTGGAGCATTAGATTCGCGCGCCCATGATGGAACGGCAGAATCTTTTAAATCATAGGTAATAGAACCAACTGTAATTTGATCTAAATAACTCATATTTTATCCCTCATATACTTATTAAACCTTCTGGTAAAATAAGTCGATGATTATCAACTGCAATAGGAATTGGTTCAATAATCTATTCACCAGTAAGATATACTCCAGCAGCAATTGTCTAAGTTGAAGCAGACGGTGTATATGTATTAGATGATAAACTTACAATTGTACCAGTAATACTTTCACCATTTGAACCATGTGCAGTTATTCCAGAAAGTAAAGCCTAAGCTGTAATTGTATCTTCAGAAATATCTATTAAAGTTGTATCTCCATATACAACTTTACTAATTGCCATAATATAACCTCCTTATTTGAGGTTTTTTATCATACAGATTTAACTGTACCAATTGTCGCAGTAACACCGCCACCAGGATTAGAAGCAGTGCTGTAAGCAATTGCACTTACAGTTACCTAAGAAAAATAGTTATAATCACCTAAATCACTAGGTAAATATGTGGCGGCCGCGGTATAAGGTGTAGCACTAAGTGATGTTGCTTTAACATCTTCTGAACCACTCATTGTACCCGTAACACCTAAAATTGTAACTCCTTGACGTACATTATCTGCAATTAAAGCCGCCGCGGAAGTACTATCTAATGCAACTGTACCGGAACCATCATGATAACCAGCAGTAATAGAAACTGGGGTACTTTTATCAGCAAGAACACTTGTCTACTTACCAACATTTGTCATACTACCAGTAATCTTAGCACCATTCTTATAAGCAGTTTTTCCAGAAAGAATGTCATTAGCAGTCGCTGTTGCATCTTTCGTATCAGCATCATACTAGCAAGAACCAGTAATTGGTGCGCCATCCGCGCCATGTGCAGTATAACCACTTAATAACGCTGCAGCCACAACGGTATCATCAGTTAAATCTATTAAAGTTTCATTTCCGTAAACAACCTTTGAAATATAAGTAGGCATATTTACACCTCATCCTATTGTAACGGTATATCCGTTCTTTAAATTAATAACCTAAGTACGTGGAATAACTTCCACTGTAACATCGTCTAACATTAATTTATCTTTTGTTTCTAAAACCTACTGATACACGCGCGGGATCACATCATATGGCCCTTCATAAGTATCAGTTGTTCTTAGAGTTACTATCTCACCAAATGAAGGTCTAAAAGTACATTCCTAATGAACGAATCGTACCTAAAATGATTCTACTTCATTAAACTTAACTTTAAGTTTCATTCTAAGACCTCATCATTTATTACATCACATACTTGTACTTCATATTCTGACGTAGCAAGCGCGCGGTCATCCGCAGTTAATGCTCTTAGTTGAATTTTTACCATTTGCCGCGGTTTAAATAATTTTGTCTCTTCTTGTGATAATGTAAAATACACTACATAATCAGTAGAATCTAAATTCTCTTCAGTGGTAAAGATACAATCTTCTTTTGTCTTTTTTAATAGCTCAATTCCCTACTGTGCATAATACACATTTAACTCTTTAAAAGTAGAAGGGTCAAGTCCATTAAATACAAATTTATGTGTAGGGGTTGTCGCTCTATACATATCATTACCCCCTATTAATCTGCCAAAATATTGTCTATTTCAGTAGTTGATAATGCAGGAACCCATACTAAATCATCTAAAGAACTGGATGATTTCATTAACATTCCAACCGTTGGACTTGCCGGTAGAACCTATACAGTAGATGTTGTCCATTGGTCGTTTCCTAAATATTGTAAAAACTGATTCGTTAATTTAGTAGAAGGAGAAGCAATATAATTACCAGCAACCTAAGCATTAATATTAGAACGAGCTTGTAACTACTCTGCACTTGTTAATGATGGTTGCGCGCGGCCATATGATACTGCCTTTAAATCAATATTGGTTGTACCCTAAGTAATGGTTAAATTATCAACACTATTAACAGAACCAGTACCATCTAATCCGTTCCACAATGTATATTCATCGCATACATATGATGGATCGGCCGCCTTTTTCTTTTCATCTACAACTTTTAAGATATAACCCGTCTAAACAATTGTCGTAGTTTCAGTAGGTACAGTATGTGATGTAGGTTCAGCTGGAAGAGTATAGACACTTGAACCTTTTAAAGCTGGAATTTCAATCCAATCGTCATCATATTTAACTTTTAAAATACTATTTATTGAAGTATCACTCATATTTTCACCCCATTAAGGCTCTGCACTAAATGCAAGATAAGAAATAACCTCATCGCCTTCTGAAACAGTCCCTGTGGCAGGTAATACAACATAATACGGAGTATTAATTGTTAACCCTGTTGCCGCAGTTTGTAAATATAAACCATCTATACCTTCAAAAAACGTCGCACTTGCTAATGCTGCAGATGTAATTGCACCAGCCGTTGCGGTCGCCGCAGCAAAACCATGATTTACTACCAAATTAACCGATGAAATAATACTCGGATTCGCAGCCATATCGTACTGGAATGGAACAGTCCATTCTAATATATTCGCTGTTGCCGCAATACCAGAACCAAGAACAGTAATTACACTATCAGCAGAAGTCTTTCCACCATAATATCTATAATACCGTTGACATTTCTTTAATTCTTCATGATATACTGGTGCGCCTTCAAGATCTAAAGTGCCGATAATACCAAGTTCTAACTTAGTTTTTCGTACATATAAAGGACTATCTTGCATGGTGGTTCCCCAAGCGTTACCAGCCCAAAGTAAGGAAAATACTAAATAATTTTTACCCTCTACAGTTGTTGTGCTAATCTAAAGACCCCAACCGCAATTATCAATGATTTGATAACGTAAAGGCGTAGTTATTAACGTATTATAAGCAGGACAATTAAAATCAAAGGCTTCCGTAGTATATGTACTACCATCGGTACTAAAATTCACAGATGCTGTCGCACCATGTCCACCAAGCGTCTTCCAAACGTCGTCATCAATTATCTAACCAAGACTAAATGATTTAGTTGCATCATAAAGACCTGCAGCACTAATATATAACTAGCCACTTGAAATTGTAATACTTCTATTACCAATTCCTTCATCTTCTAAAACTTTCCATCTATCGCAGATATATGTTCCAGCCAAAGCAATATTTACTGCAGTGCCATTGTATGATTCAATACCTTTCTAATTAACAGTAAACCACGGGTTATCTAAATAATTCTTATTAACATTCGTATTATCATTTGCTGTAATAACAGTACCAAGATTGACCACACCATCAGTCGGATCAAAATCAATATTATTCATACGAATGGTCTGTACAGCACTATCAGCACGATTTAATGAATTATTAACCTCATCAGCTAAGTCAGTAGAAGGAACACCATTACTTGGGAATGTATAATATACAGTAGAACCAGTTCGTGGTGCAATACCTAAATCAGAAAGTGTTAAACTACCTTGTAAAGTTCTATTATTAATCTTTGGTAAAGTAGCTGTATTTAAATCATTATTATACGAAATTTTTTCAGTCCAATAATATGATGGAGTTGCAGGTTCACCTGGAGTTGTAGGCTGAATTGCTACAACAGAGAGGAAACCTGTATTAGTTGGCAAAGCTGGACTTGTGATTTTACCATCAATCTCTTCAAGTGCTTGTTCCATTTCTTCCGCGGCGGCTTCAGCACGTTCAGCAGCAGCTTCGGCAATGACAGCAATCGCTTGAATATTTTCCATACTATCTTCAATATTACCAACGGCTGATCCAATAGTATGTGTATCATAACTCACATCGCTATAATAACTAACTTGATCTGCTGTTACTAATAAAGGAGTTTCAGTTCCTTCAGGATTTAACCAAACTGTATACGCCTCATCACTAGGTTCCGCAGTTCCAATCCATACTGTACTTGGACCACGTTCACCATCAATACCATCTTGTCCAGGGATGCCTTGCGCACCTTGCGGAATACCAAATTCGAGATTAACAATACCAGTCTACTGGTCAATGGTCTTCTCTACTGATGCAGATGAACCAGCTGCCAAAGTCTAACTAGAAACTGTTAAGTCCTCAATACCTTCTTTAGCAATTTGCGCTTGTTCTGAATAATATTTAGCATTATTATCACTACCAACAGATAACGCATAATATGTTTCAGTAGCATCAAAGGTAGCACTTGGATCAAGTGGAACGTAATCATTACCATCTTTAATAAATAAAAATGGCTTCTTTGCTTCAAAATTCGCAGCCGTGACATTAGTATCCTGCTCATAAGTTGCAGGCCCAACATCCATATTATTCTTTGTACCACGCGCCCATGCTTCTGCTTGAGCGATTAATTCATCCGAACGAGAAACAAGTTCATTTAACTTCTAAAACTCATCCGAAGACGTCGCTGTACTTGCTACATCTGGCGCAGCCATGATAAGAATAATAAAGGAAACAGATGACAAAACATTGCCATCTCCATCAGATTCTACGACATCCGCATAGGCGCGGCCGGCCGCAGATAAAGTTTGTGCGGTCAATTCAACTGTAATAGTACCATCATTGTTAATAACAGCGGGGTTAATTACAGCATGACCATCTGGTTTACGGCATCTAAATTGCGCATTATTACCAACAGTCGCTTGATAAGGAATATTGTTTTTAGTAAGATGAATTAACACCCATCTACTACCAGTATCACCCTATTTAGCTGAAACCACTTGGTAAGCCGTATTGGTATTAATATCAAGAGTTATTTCCTAAGTATAAGATACCACTTTTATACCTCACCTCGCAAAAATGGTAATTGTCTCTCATAATAAAAGTGGTAGTTTCGTCCATGAGACTCTAAAAATTTGCAAAAATTTAAAAATTGTAGTATTATATAATTAGAAAACAATGGGAGGATTGGTTATGGTTAGTGATTTTGGTGAATGGCGTCGTACCGAACCATATGTTGGTGAAGATGCTATTTATGTTCCTACTCGTGAATTTACATATGAAGGTACAGCCGTCGAATATCGTCAATTCATGACAAAAGAATTATTTCAAGAAGCATTTAAAGAATATATAGTAAAGGAAGGCTTATTAGATGTTCAAGATAAAAAATAAAGAGACCCTGGAGATTTCTCAGGCTCTCGATAGTTATTGTGATGATTATGGCAAAACCTGGTTCTTGGTTTGGGCTGGAAGTAAATGGGCATGGCGCTCTGCTGATGATTATGTGCCACCTAACTATGTACCAAAAAAGAAAGTGATTGTCTGCGGCTCACGTGGTTTTCAGAACTATGTTTTACTTCGTGAGGAATTAAATAAGATTAAAGATACTGTCGGTGAAGTCGTTTGCGGCGAGGCCAAAGGTGCAGATACATTCGGCCGCGCCTGGGCGGAAGAAAATAATATTAAAGTTAAATCATTTCCAGCAAACTGGCAAATGTATGGTTCACAAGCGGGGTTTATTAGAAATAGAGACATGGGTGATTATGCCGATATTGCTATTGCTTTCTGGAATGGTAAGTCGCCTGGAACCAAAGATATGATAAAATATATGGAAAAGATTGGTAAAGAAGTAATTGTAATTCAATATAATAAAACAGAGGACTGATAATCAGTCCTCTTCTATTAACCTTAATAATCCTATAAGTTGAGTTTCAGTAAGCTATGTAGAGCCTAAAGTAATATAACCACTACCAATTGCTGTACTAATTTGAGCATATGCAGAATCAGCAGCTTCTTTATATTCCTAAGTGCGCTCCATATAATAACGGGTTGTTCCACGATATGTTTCAGCATCAAGCGCGGCCTGTGCTGCTGCGGAAGAACTTGCATTAATTGTACTTGCCGCAGAATTAAGTGCAGCGATAGTTTGCTCAATAATTGAAATCTATTGTTCACTTGGTTCAGCAGGAACAATACTTGCTCTTTCATTTACTGGAATAGTTAATTGATATTCTGTTTCACCATCATTTAGTCCAGTATGGATATATACCCAAACATATACGGGGCGGCCGCTCTGTAAATAAACATCTGGTATAGATACTTCATTACTAGTTGCTAATTGTGTTGTAGATTCGCCATGTTCATAATTAGAAAAATGAACTTCATATGCAGATGGCAGTGGTAAATCTAAAAATTTTAAAACTTGACCATAATCATATTGATAAAGTGGTTTAGTGACAATCTTAGTTTCTTTACCAAACTTCACCTTTAATATATTACTCATTATAATACCTCCTATGGTATTCTCTAATATAAAGTCGAGCAATTATATTAAAACTTGACTTTTTTGCTAATTCATGGTATAATAAAATATAAAATAGGAAAGGTGTGATTAAATGATTTATACATCGTATTTTGGTCAAATGAAAAACTTTCCAGATAATTTTGAACCTATTTGTATTTCAAGATGGAAACCTAAGTGGTATACTGGCCGCGTTATGATCGCACTCGCGCCTTCGGACAGATTGCTCCGTTGGTGGCGCGCGTCCAATAAAGATGAGCAGGCACAAGAGAAATATAAACAGCAGTACATGGCTATGTTGAATCAATATAGTCCTGCCGTGGTTGCTACAACCATTACATCCATCGCGCGCACTCGAGGACCAGATGTAATACCAGTATTGGTTTGTTTTGAAAAAGATGGGTTTTGCCATCGCCATTTGATTGCCGAATGGCTTAATCAACATGGAATAAGTTGTGAGGAGTGGAAAACATGACGATAAAAGATATTTATGAAAAAGGTGTTCAAGATGGAGTAGCACATGCAATTAAAAAAGGTCAATGGCTAACCGGACAAGGAGGATGGATATACTGTTCTATTTGTAATTGCGAGCCGCCACTCGAAAGCAACTATGCTTCAGATTATTGTCCAAATTGTGGAGCGAAAATGGATAAATGAGTTACGGAATTAATGATATAGAATCTCTTTCCTTTAAAGAAGGTGTAAGAACTCGAATACAAATGTATCTCGGTTCCAATGACCTGGATGGTACATATCAAGCTTTTAAGGAAATTATTAATAATGCTACAGATGAAGCAATTGCAGGTTTCGGTGATAGAATTGAAATCTATGTTCATGAATCAGACAATTCTATAAGTGTCCGTGATTACGGGCGCGGCGTTCCGTTTGGAATTAGAGAAGATGGTGAAAATGTTCTTGTTTCTATCTACTCTAAATCTCATACAGGTGGAAAGTTTCATGAAGGTGTTTATAAAAACTCTTCTGGTTTAAATGGCGTTGGTGGCAGTTGTGTATGTTTGAGTTCTGATAATTTTATAGTACAATCTTATCGAGATGGACGCATGGCAGAGGCGTGTTTCAAGAAAGGTGATTTAGTATCATATGAAGAATGCAATACAAAAGAAAAGAATGGTACATTTGTTCTCTTCCAGCCTGATCCCGAAGTTTTTTCAGAAGGCGAGATTGGATATACCTTTGACCGCATTGCTGATGATATTCATAATATATCTTATCTCTATAGTGGTATAACTTTTGTTGTGCAGGGAGAAAAAGGAAAGAAGAAAACTTTTTGTGCTAAAAATGGTATTGTAGATTTTGTAAAAGACCATATTGAGCATCCAATTCATAAACATATTATTCACGAATCAATTACTGATTCAAATGGTGACAAACTGGAAATTGCTTTCCAATGGGGCAATAAAAAAGAGCAGTCATATGTTTTTGTTAATGGTTTACTCTGTAATGAGGGCGGCAGCCCCATAACTGGTGCGAAAACCGCGATAACACGTACATTTAATTCATTATCAAAACAAAACTTTGATGGTGACTCTATTCGCGGCGGCTTATTCTATGTTATCAACTGCTCTGTTGCTAATCCATCATTTGCAAACCAGACGAAATCAAAAATTAATAATGCAAATCTTCGTACTTTATCCTCTAACTGCTTTACAAATGGATTAAAGCAGATGAACTTGAAATATAGAGAAGAATTTGATATAGTCGTCGAATTGCTGAAAAAAATCGCTAAAGCAGAGGCCGCGGCAGAGCGTGCGCGCAAACAAGTGCTTGAAGCGACTAAAGATATAGAGAAAAATCAAAAGAAAAAGGTTTTTGCATCTGATAAGTTAAAAGATGCTGAATTTCTCGGACAGAACGCAACACTTCTCATCGTCGAAGGCGACTCCGCAGCGGGCGGCATTGCTAAGGCGCGCGACTATGAACATTATGGCATTTTAGCAATCCGTGGTAAGATTTTGAACTGTTTGGCGCATCCCGAAGAGAAGATTTTTCAAAATGAAGAGATCAAACTTCTTCTCAGCGCCATGAACATCGTGCCAGGGAAATATAACGCATCCAAACTTCGTTATGGACGTATTGGTATCTGTACTGATGCCGACTCTGATGGTTATCATATCGGATTACTCATCATGGCGGCGCTTCGATACTTGGCACCGGAATTTATCAATGAAGGGCGCTTATGTTGGCTTAGATCGCCACTTTATATTGTAAAGAATGGTAAAACTGAATCTTTTTACTTTACAGATGAAGAATTTAATAAAGTAAGAAGTAAAATTAAAGGTGAAGTCACGCGAGCCAAAGGTCTTGGCGCCCTGTCGGTGGAACAAGCGCATAAGTCGATGTTCACGCCTGAGTTTCAGCGGCTGGACGTGTTGGAAGCAGATGCGGATAGCTTATTTCTGCTTGAGCAGTTGATGGGTGAGAGCGTAGAACCTCGCAAACAGTTTATTTTTAACAAAATTGATTTTAGTGAAGTGAGAGAATGAGTACTGAAGTAATAGATACAATGATCGGTCAAACTTTTGGTAAACTAACAGTTTTAGAATCAGCACCACCAAGAGAAAAAAATCATAAAGCTTATTTGTGTTAGTGTGAATGCGGAAATACTAAAATAGTAAGTGCTTATCACTTAAAACGAGGTAGCGTAAAAAGTTGTGGATGTTTAGTTTCAAAAGATTTAACTAATTAGCGTATTGGTAGATTAACAGTTATAAAACGTGCTTATATTGGTAATGAGGGTGCTTAGTATTGGGAATGTTTGTGCGATTGCGGTAATATTACTTATGTTAATAGTGCCAATTTAAATAGAAAGCATACCCAATCTTGCGGTTGTTATAGAGATGACCAGCGTAGACAAAAAGTAGCATTAGATTTAACCAATAAACGTTTTGGTAAATTAGTAGCTAAACGTAATACATGGCAAACTGAAGATGGCTCAAGTAGCTTTTTATGGGAATGCCAATGTGATTGTGGCAATATTTGTTATATACCTGCGAATGAATTAAATGCCCATCGAATGTATTCTTGTGGTTGCTCTGTTGAATCTAAAGGTGAACAATTAATAAAAAAGATTCTCACAGAAAATAATATTCCTTTCAAAACTTAGGTAAGTTTTAAAACGTGTAAATATAAAAATTTATTATTATTTGATTTTTATGTTAATAATCAATATATTATTGAATACGATGGTAAATAGCATTTTGAAGCTGTTAAGTTTTTTGGTGGAGAACAACAATTATAGTTATAGAAAACTAGAGATTCAATAAAAACTCAATGGTGTAAAGATAATAATATTCCTTTGATTCGTATTCCTTATACCTATCTTAGTAAAATAACTCTTAAAGATTTATTATTAGAAACAACAACTTTTAAGGAGATATAATGGCAAGTCTAAAAGATATAATTGAAGAAGGATTTAGCCAATATGCAGGAGCGGTCTTACAATCGCGTGCTCTCGTCGATGTGCGTGATTGTTTGAAGCCATCCGCACGCCAGATCTTTTATTGTCTTTATACTGATAAGTTTCTTCCCTCTAAACCCTTTAAAAAGACGCTAAAAGCCATTGGCTCAGCGGCGCGCATGTATATTCATGGCGACTCGTCTTGTGAAGGTGTCATTATGCGCGCGGGTCAACCGTTTGCAATGCGCTACCCACTTATAGAAGTAGAAGGTAATGAAGGTAATTTGATGGCATCTGGTAACTGGGCGGCACCTCGTTACACAGCCTCGCGGCTAAGTGATTTCTCTGTCAAGCTATTTGACTCTATAGAAAAAGAAACAATCACCGAGTGGCGCGACAACTATGATGATACAGAACAATATCCTGCTGTGTTGCCGTCCAAAGGCTTTTATAACATTGTTAATGGCACCATGGGCATTGGTGTTGGTGCTGCATCCTCTATCCCACAATTCAATATTAAAGAAGTAAATAAAGCTTTAGAAATTTTACTTCTTAACCCTGACGCAGATTTCAATGAAATTGTCTGTCTTCCCGATTTTGCAACAGGCGCGCTGCTCCTTAATGAGAAAGAAGTACGACAAGCGCTTAAAGATGGACAAGGTTCAGCGTGTAAGTTGCGCTCAGTAGTTGAATGGGATTCAAAGGATAGATGTTTTATTGTAACACAAATCCCCTATTCCGTCTACACAAACACCATTTGCGGCGAGTTGGAAGAAATTCTTAGCGATGATGCAAACAACCCAGGAATTGAACGTTTCAACGATCTCACTAACACCGAGCCGCTAATTAAAATTTATTTAACTAAGCGTGCGAATCCTGATAGAGTATTGAAGTATCTTTACAAAAACACTTCACTTCAATCTTACTTTAGCATCAACATGACCATGCTTGAGAATGGGCGCTTCCCCCGTGTGTTTGGCTGGAAGGCGGCGCTTCAAGCACATATTGATCATGAAAAGAATGTTTATCGACGTGGATTTGAATATGATTATGAAAAGATACAGAGACGAATCCACATATTAAATGGCTTGCTAGTTTGTATTGCACATATTGAAACAGTTATTAAAATCATCAAAACCTCTACGAACACAGCGGCCGCGTCAAAAGCATTACAAGAATGTTTTTGTCTGGATGCGGAACAAGCTAAAGCAGTGCTTGATATGAAGCTTTCACGCCTTGCAAATCTGGAAGTAAAGAAACTTGAAGATGAAAAAGAAAAGTTAATAAATGAAGCAGACCATCTGCATGAGATTCTCACTAATGAAGACCTATTTAATCAAGAATTAATTAAAGATTGGCGTGAAACTGCAGAAAAGTTTGGTGATGAACGCCGTACTCGTATTATGAACATCGAAGCTGATAATGATGATGTTGTTGAAAAGAAACAACTTTCACTTTCTTTCACGAATAAAGGTGCTGTGTTTGTAACTGAGACCTCGGCGCTTTATTCACAGCGGCGAAACGGCGTTGGAACCAAGTTTAAGCTTGAACCCGATGAATTTGTAGTTGATAATCTCGTTGGAGAAAATACAGATACAATTCTTTTCTTTACAAAGAAAGGGATGTACTATCATATGAAGATGAACTCATTTACCATTAATGAGAAACAGTATTTATCCAACTTTAATATCACCAGCGATGTTACCGCGGCCGCGCTTGTGAATCCAAAAGCATCGGAGAAATGTATCGTATTCATCACGAAGAAAGGCATCATAAAGAAAAGTAAGTTTGATGAATATAATCTCAAACGCTCCACTGGCGCCCAGGCATTGAAGCTGGATACAGATGATGAGATTGTTTCAACTCTCTTCCTCACAACAGAACGCATTGGTATTCTTTCGCGCGAAGGCCAGTTCATTATGGTTGATTCCCAAAATATACGCCCCCTCGGACGTATTGCGCGCGGAATAATCGGTATGAAACTTAGTCCAAGCGACTATATAGTAAGCGCGCGTGCCATATCCAGTAAAGATAAATATCTTTTCAGCATCACATCGGATGGATATGGTAAAAGTACAGCAATAAGTGAGTTTAATATTACAAGTACGAATACTAAAGGAGTAAAGATTCAAAAATCAGATGCGCTCTGTGACTTCTTGCCGCTGCATGATTCTTCTGATGTGTTAGTTATTTCCAACACAACGCAAATTCGTGTGAAATACTCTGACATCCCTATCATCTCACGAGGAACACAAGGGGTAAAGCTGATTAAACTCACTAATAATTATGTAATAGGAGTATCTTCAATATAATGGATGTTTCAATTATTGTGCCATGTAAAGATACACAGGACTATATCAAACCTTTACTAACCACTTTACACATGGTAAATTTTGATAATATAGAGTACGAAATTCTCTTTGTAATGGATAATGAAGAAGATAAAACCGCAGAAGTAATTGAACAGTATATGTCAGATATGTCCTATAAGATTCTTTATAGTAAAACAACTTATGTCGGCATGGCGCGCAACTGCGGTTTAGATAATGCAACTGGCGAGTTCATCTGGTTTGTCGATAGCGACGACTGGATTATTAATCCTGAGGTTATTCAACAACTCGTCGGTGCTATGCATGAGACAACTGATCCTATCATTCAATTAAAGTTTGTTAGTAACTACTTTAATATACAACACTATTCAATGGTATGGCAATATTTCTTTAGACGAGAATTTTTAGAAGATTTACGCTTCTCTAATATACAGTATCAAGAAGATAATGATTTTATGGAACGTGCATTACAAAAGCATGGCTCTACTAAACTAAATTATCTTACTATTCCAA